CCGGAGTTCGACGCGGAAGACGTGAGCGCGCTGCTGGCGGAGATTGCCGAGCAGACGGGCGTCGAGGTCGAACGCGACGTGCCCGCCGACCCAGGCCCGCAGATCGACCGCGCTGAGGAACTGCGCGACCAGTGGCAGACCGAGCGCGGCCAGGTGTGGGAGATTCTGAGCGCCAGCGTGCCGGGGCGCGCGCATCGGCTGATGTGCGGGGATAGCACGAGCGCCGATGACGTGGCGACGCTGATGCAGGGGGAGAAGGCGGGGGCGGTCGTCACTGACCCGCCATATTCCATTTTGGGTGGTGGCACGTCAATCGCGGGCAAGGGTATCAAGGCTGCTTTCGACCGTCAGTTTTTCCGGGCGTGGTTTGAGAAGTTCTATAACACAGTCACGCCTTGCATGATGATCAATAGCGGCTTTTGGCTTACGATAGACTGGCGCGGCGCAACCGCTATTGAAGAGGCGCTTGTAGGCACCCGTTACCGTTTGGCCGCCTTGGGCGTGTGGGACCGGGGCGGTTTGGGAATGGGCTACATCCTGCGGCGGACGTATGAGAACTTCGCCGTTATCGTGGCTGAGGGATTCGAGCGCACAACTACTGATGAGCCGGATGTATGGCGTGTTCAGTGGACACCGGGCGATAGAGAGCAGGGGCACTCAGCCGAAAAGCCCATCGAGTTGATTGTTCGGGCGATTAAGTTGTTGGGTGGCGACTTGGTACTTGACCCGTTCCTGGGCAGCGGCACAACGCTCGTCGCCTGCGAGCAAACCGGGCGCATCTGCTACGGCATGGAGATTGAACCGAAGTACGTAGCGGTCGCTTTGCAGCGCCTGTCCGACATGGGCCTCGTGGCGCGCAGGGCGGACGCCTGATGGCCGCGCCGTCGAAGCTGACGCCGGACACGCAGGGCGACGCCTGGGAGCAGCGCGCGGACGAGAGCGCGAAGGCGTATGCGGCGTTCTGTAAATACCGGGCGCTTCCGGCGGCGGAACGGTCGATTGACGCGGCATGGAAAAAGTACAAAGAAGGTACGGAATCCATAACGCCTGGGTACTTCCGCGCATGGGCCGCTAAGAACGAGTGGGTGGCGCGCGCCCGCGCTTATGACGCTTACCTGGAGGAGCAGGTGCGGGTGCGCTTTGAGGCCGACCGCCTGAAGCAGCGAGAGCAGCGGCAGAACGTCGTGCGCGCGCTGGTGGGGCAGTTGGCGCGCACGATGCAGGCGTATAGTGGCAAGGATGCCGTACTCGCCCCGTCCGAGATTAACGCGCTGGCAGCAGCGGCGGCGAAGGTACTCAACGAGAGCCGCGCGGAGTTCAACGACCTGCCGACGCAGCGCAGCGAGCTTAGCGGAGCGGGCGGCGGGGCGGTGACCATCCGCATTGAGGGCGTGATTGATGACGCTGGCGACGGCTAGTCCGCAGGACGTGACCATCAGCCTGGCGCGCTACCCGATGCAGGGGCGGTTCGTGGGCAGCCGGGCGCATGAGGCGGGGTTCGTCGGCGGCATTGGAAGCGGCAAGACATGGGCTGGCTGCATCCGGGCGCTGTCGGCCTCGCAGGGCATCGTGGGCAAGCGCGCGGTATTGCAGACGCCCAACATCGGCGTCATCACCGCTCCGACCTACGGCATGTTGCGTGACGCGACACTGCGCACCTTCCTGGATTTGGCAGGCCCGGCGGTGGCGAAGTTCAATCGCAACGAAATGATGGCTACGATGCGCAACGGGAGTGAAGTGCTGTTCCGCACGGCATCGGAGCCGGACAGGTTGCGCGGGCCATCCATCACCTGGTGGTTCGGTGATGAGGCGGCTCTTTGTGAATATCGGGCCTATGAAATCATGTTGGGCCGTCTGCGTCAGTTCGGGCGATTGGGTTATGCCTGGATTGCCACGACGCCGAAGGGCCGCAACTGGGTCTGGCAGCACTTCGTGCAGGCGGAAAAGCCAGGCCGGGCGCTCTATCGGGCAAGCAGCGCCGATAATGTTTACCTTGACACGGCGGTACTCGACATCTGGCGACAGACGTACACGGGCGACTTCGCCGCCCAGGAATTGGATGGAGAGTTCGTCGCTTTTGAGGGGCTGATTTACCCGGAGTTCCGGCACGAGTTTCATATCACGAGCACTATGCCGGAGCATTTCACCGACATGGTGGCGGGCGTAGACTGGGGTTTTGCCAATCCCGGCGTCATTCTGGTATTCGGCGTGGATGGCGACGGGCGCATGTGGCAGGTGGCCGAACATTACCGGCGACAGCGGCGGGTTGAAGAGTGGGTTGAGGTTGCCAAGCAGGCATGGCGGACATGGGGCATTAACGTGTTCTTTTGCGACCCGTCTGAACCCGATTTCATCGCCCAGTTTCGAGAGGCCAGCCTCCCGGCAGAAGAGGCCAACAATGCGGTTTTGACTGGGTTGCAAGCGGTCAAGAACCGTCTTGTGGTGCAAGGGGATGGGCGAGCCAGGCTTATGCTGAGTCCGTCTTGCGTGTACACCATATCAGAGTTCGAGAGCTATCAGTGGGCTGAGAACAAGCTCGGCATCAAGGATCAGCCAGTGAAGGCCAATGATCACTGTATGGATGCGCTACGTTATGCCGTGATGGGTGCCGATTCAATGTTTGGTCTCGCGCTAGATGCATCGCAGGTGCAGTATGCAGACGAATACACGATTGGGGCCGGTGATTTCTAGGGCGCGACGGGCGCTGATTGAGCGCATCGAGAAGACGCTCGACCCGCAAGCGCCCGCCTACATGGTGCGTGGGCCGGAGCGCATGATCGACGACGGATGTGATTACGACCGGGGCTATGACCCCAGGCCGGAGATCGTGAAGGCAGAGGACGCCGCGATGAGACGGCGCGGAAGGGGTAACAATGACGCAGAGTAAAAGCAATTATGGCGGCAATACCCGCATGGCGGTGGAGTTTACAGCGTCCATTCCCAGCGGATCGCCCACCAGCACGACGTTTGAATACCCATTCGGCCTGTTCGCCCTGGGAACGATCACGCCGTCAGGCACTATCCCGGCGGCGGCGGGCACGCATATCAGCATTCATGCCCAGGACATCTGGGGTGTGTGGCGCTCCGGCCTGTCGTACGAGAGCGGCTATGCCAACTGGTGCATTCTTTTCCCAACGGGCGGGGTGATGCATGACATGCCTCCGGCGTGGTTTGGCGTGGCGGGCAGCGCGCGCTTGGTGCTAACCAATGGCAGCGGGAGCGGCGTACCGGCGACGGGCTCGCAGGTGTTTTCGCTGAGCATGAAGGCGTGACGATGAGAACGCGGCTGGCAGTCTGGCGCGCCCGGATACGGGCACAGTGGCGCAAATGGCGCACGCCGCTGACGGCAACAGGGGCGGCGATCCCCGCGCCGGAGTACGTCATTCATGACGGCGTGGATTACAGCCAGCCCGCGCTACTGCCGTTCTGGGTCAAGGCGCATGGGGCGAAGGCGGTGGGCACGTTCCTGGAATCCACGCAGCGCCAGACGATGCGCTTCCAGTTCGACTCGCCGTACCGCAGCCAGGCGTATGACGGCCCGATCACCATGCCAACCGAAGACCCGTTGGAAGAGTGGTCATTCGAGACGCGCAAGGCGGTGCTGACCAACTGCCACGCGGCCTACCAGCGCAATCCGCTCGCCAAGCAAGCCGTCCAGATTACGCGCCAGTTCGCCGTAGGGCGCGGGCACGTCGTGACCTGTCGCAATCAGGACGTGCAGGCGGTCATTGATGAGTTCCGGGCCAATCCTGAAAATGCTATTGAGGAAATGGACAAGACACTACTCCAAGACCTCCAGGTAGACGGCGAGATATTCATCCGCAAGGTGGCAGGCGAGAACGGCGGCGGTGTAATTGTGCCGCTCCCGCCCTGGCACATTGTGGAGATTGAAACTGATCCCGGCTTCTTCCGGCGCGTGCTGCGCTACCACTTGCAGTACACGACGGGCACGCAGAGCACGACCAGCGTGGGCGGGCAAATTGTAGACGAGTGGATCGACGCGGCGGAGGTGCTGCACGTTGCGGTCAACCGGCACAGCTACGAGTTGCGCGGGCGGCCCGATCTGTTCGTGGTGCTGCCCTGGCTGCGGGCATACAAAGAGTGGATGGAAAACCGGGCACGTCAGAACATGTGGCGCGGGGCGCTGCTCTGGGACGTGACGATCAGCGGGGCCACGCCCAACAACGTCGCCAGCGCCGTATCACGCTACACCAAGCCGCCGACGCCGGGCAGCATCATCGTGCACAGCGATCGCGAGGTGTGGCAACCGCTCAGTAACAGCGTGGGCGCGGCGGACGTGTCTGAGGACGGGCGGCAAATGAAGCTCATGACCGCCGTCGGCATGGGCTTACCGGAGTATATGCTCAGCGACGGACAGAACGCCAATCTCGCCAGTGCGACGGCTCAGCAGTTGCCCGCGCTGTGGAAGTTCACTGACGCGCAGCAGACGATGGCCGAGCAGGTATGGATGCCGATCTACAAGTGGGTCATTCAAATGGCGATTAATGCCGGACGGCTGCCCGACGAAGTGCCGGTACAGGACGCCGATGGGGACGCTATCCTGGGCGCGGACGATGCGCCGGAGATGATCGACACGCTGGACGCCGTGCATGTCAAGTTTCCTGACTTGCAAGAGGACGACCCGAAGACGCTGGCCGAGGCGCTGGCGATTGCGACGATGAGCGGATGGGTCAGTGACGAGGGCGCGGGCGACATCATCACGGCAACGTTGGGGCTGGACGCGGCGGTCGAGCGCAAGCGCATCGAGCGCGAGAAAGAGGCGGCGCGTAGTGGGGTAGCGCAGGGGCTGGCGCTGAGGCCGCGCGACATCGGCCTGCCGGACGA